TTAAAGGCAATGGGATTGTCTGCTTTAGAATTTATCCCTTGTGAAGTCTGCAACAGGCGAGCCGTAGACATCCATCACATTGAACCTCGTGGTATGGGCGGTAGTAAACTTATGGACACCCCAGAGAACTTAATGGCTCTGTGTCGGGAATGTCACCACGAAGCAGACTTTGGTGTTGAATTGTCAAAAGATTTCCTTAGGTTTGTACACCTAAAAAAGTTAAACGGATGACAACCATCAACTCACTCTCCGGGGGCAAGACCTCCTCTTACATTGCGGCAAACTACCCGGCAGACGTTGAGTTGTTTTCTTTGGTTCGCACTTCCGACATTGAATGCAAGTTCCCGGACGATAAGGTTAGGCAAATGGTATCCGACCGAATTGGACAAGAGTTTATTGGTACGTTAGAGCAAGATGCGATTATATACACAATGTTCGACCTTGAACAATTCTTAGGGCGTAAAATCACTTGGATAACGGGGCCAACATTTGACGAAGTAATAATCCAAGGGGTAAAGAAGAACGGAGAGGCATATAAATACCTTCCTAACGTAATGCAACGCTTCTGCACCGTAGAGATGAAGGTTAACCCTATTAAGCGTTGGTGCCACGAGAATACTGAACTACCTGTTGAGATGCGTTTAGGGTTCCGTGCAAACGAGGTGTCTCGTGCCGCAAAGATGATAGAGCGCAGAAGGGATGATGGGTTGGAGTGGGACAAGTTTTCTATCAGTAAGAACGAGAACGGCCGCAACAAATGGAAAGAGCTTCCGTATCGTTTAACACGATTCCCTTTGATTGATGATAGAATCTTTAAGGATAAGATAGAAAGCTTTTGGGTAGGTAAGCCAGTTCGGTTTGCGTATATGAATAACTGCGTAGGTTGCTTTCACAGAAATGAAATCTTGCTCAAGCATATGAGCGACAAGGAGCCAACGAAGTTTAATTGGTTTGCAAAGCAAGAAACGGACAAAGCAAGATTCAAGAAAGAAATATCCTACGAGGCAATCAAACGTCACCGCTTGCAATTTGATTTATTTGATGATGACTTTAACGAATGTGATTCTGGATACTGCGGACTATGATAACACCTGAACAACAAGCAGAATACCTCGTGAACATCTTTATGTTCTCAAACGAGCCGGTAAAATGCGCTATGGTATTTGCCGAAGAGATGTGGAATGAGACGGAAGGAACCTTTTGGCTCGAAGTAATAAACGAACTCGAACAATGATACACATAATAACACCGTGTTCCCGACCGGAGAACCTTTCAACAATCAAGGCAACCATCCCGGAGGATTGCACGTGGACGGTAGTCGTTGACGAGAAAGCAACAGGACATTTCCCAAATGGAATTACTTACTTGCGTCCTAACGTCTCCGGTAGTTGGGGACACCCGCTAAGGAATGTAGGAATGGAGTTTATATTGGCTCTAAAGGCCAAAAGAGGCGATTACATCTACTTTCTTGATGATGATAACATAATCCACCCAGATTGGTACGAAGCCGTTAAAAACGAATCTTATCCGTTAATCACTTGGGGCCAGGTATTCAAGAACGGCCAACCAAGATTACATCCAACAAAAGAACCACGAGTAGGTACGGTAGACACGGCATCGTTTATGGTTAGGTGCGATGCAATCGGAGAAGCAAGATTCGGAAACGAATACGAAGCGGATGGATTGTTTGCTCAACAGATGGCAAAGTGGAACGTCAAGACCATCGATGCCTATCTTTGTTATTATAATTATCTAAGATGAAAGTATTATGTATTGGTGACCCGGACTCCGGGGTAGTGTACCACCGCATCTACAAGCCCTTCACTCTACTCAAGGAGAAAGGGCTTTTGGACTTTCAGATAATCAACTACAAGCAACCAATCCCTGAAGCCGATTGGGAAGGAGTCACCCACGTTATCTTTTCTCGTGCGCTTCCCTTCTCCGGGGAATCCTTTGCTAACTTCTTTGCTATCTGCAAAGCAACAGGCAAAAAAGTAATAATAGATAATGACGATTGGTGGCACCTGGCATTAGACCATCCAAGTAAAGCAACATACGATAAAGCAAACCTCTCCGGACGGATTGTAAACTCTATGTACTTTGCAGATGAGGTGTGGACAACCCAAAAGTATTTAGCAGATAAAATCAAGAAGGTAAACCGTAACGTACACATCATTCCAAACGGATTAGACCCGGCAGACCCACAATGGCAGATTACACGCCAAGAGTCAGACGAGGTGCGTTTTGGTTACGTGGCTGGTATATCCCACCTTCCAGACCTTGTACAAAACAAGATAGACCTTTCACCGTATGAATCCTACGTAGCAGACATTGGTGGTTACCCACAAGCTGCAAAAGCAAGATTCGCATTACAAACACAATCCCCTAACGAATACGGAAAGCTCTACCAAGCATTTGACGTTGCCCTATCACCATTAATCCCAAGTGAGTTCAACAGATGCAAATCAAACCTAAAGATGGTAGAAGCAGGTTTTGCAGGTTGTGCGTTAATTGTAAGTGATGTAGCACCATACTCGCAACATCTGAACAAAAACAATTGCATTGCAGTAAAGCATAAAGGGGATTGGGCAAGTGCTATCAAGTACCTACATCAGAACCCAAACAAAGCCGGTGACATCGCTTTAACACTTCACGAAGAGATGACCACCAACTTCAACATTCACGACTTCAACGACATCCGTTTTGAACGGTTGCAAAAAATGCAACAACTGAATTAATTATTTAAGTAATAAAATCAAATATGCCAAAAGGAAATCCAAACCTCGTCAAGGGTGGCCCACCTTTGAATCCCGCTGGCCGTCCACAAGGCGCATTAAACAAGTCAACGACCAAGATTCGGGAAGCATTCCAAAAGCTTAATTAAGGTAGAGATTGTCCGTTCTGGAAATCAAGACAAGTGAGTTGTTTGAGCGCAACTATACTGCGCCAACTCGTATTGTCGTAAACCAAGGCGGTAGCCGTTCAGGTAAGACTTATTCCATTCTGCAAATGCTGGTTATCCTGGCAATGCAAGAACGGGGTAAGGTTATCTCTATTGTGCGTAAATCGCTTCCGTCTTTAAAGATGACGGCCTACCGGGACTTTATGGAAATCGTAAAGGCGATGGATTTGTATGATGAAAAGCACCACAACAAATCAGACCTTACCTACACCCTAAACGGAAACCTATTTGAGTTCCTATCGCTTGACCAACCGCAAAAGAAACGGGGAGCAAGACGTGATTACCTATTCTGCAACGAGGCAAACGAACTGACTTGGGAAGACTTCTTCCAGTTGTTGGTTCGTACTACCGGCAAGATATGGCTTGACTACAACCCGTCAGAATCATTCCATTGGATTTATGACCGACTCCTGACCCGTGACGATGTAACGTACATACAAAGTACCTACAAGGATAATCCATTCCTTGACCCTAACATTGTATCGGAGATTGAGCGCCTGCAATACACAGACGAAGACTATTGGCGTATCTACGGCCTTGGTGAACGTGGTATGTCACGTGCTACTATCTTTCAATTCGGAACGTCTGAAATCCCACAAGAAGCAAAACTAATTTCATATGGCCTCGATTTCGGTTACACGAACGACCCCAGCGCCCTTGTGGCAGTCTACCAACACGGGGATAACTTATACCTGGACGAGTTGTTGTACCGTACCGGGATGACCAACCGTGACCTACACCACCACCTGCAATCGTTAGGCCTTGACCGGAGGGATGAAATCTTTGCCGACAGTTCAGAACCTAAATCAATCGAAGAACTGCACAGGTTTGGGTGGAACGTAAAGCCAACTGCCAAAGGTCAGGATTCTATTAACGCAGGTATTGATATACTGAAGCGGCACAAGATATTTGCCACCTCACGAAGCAACAATCTAATCAAAGAGCTTCAAAACTATAAATGGACGGAAGACAAGAACGGCAACTTACTTAATAAACCTATTGACGTTATGAACCACGCATTAGATGCGAGCAGATATGCGGTTTATAACAAATTGTCCAAGCCGAATTACGGCAGGTATTCTATTAGGTGAAAAATTTTTTTTGTGTAAATGTTGCACGTATTAAAAATCTGTGTAGTTTTACCACATCAAACAACACCTAAAACAAAACAAAATGAAAAACGCAACAATCGTCCTCGAAGCTTCAAACGCA